GGCGGCCGCGCCGCTTGTCCTGCGGCTCGAGCGCGGAAAAGTCCCGTGCGGGCCTCATGAGCGGGCACCAGAGACGCGAGGACACCCCTTGAGCAAGGGCAGAGACAGCGCGTCCCACTTGTAGCGAAGGGCCGCCGCGTAGGCGGCTTGGGAGCAGGAGTAGGTGCCGACCGAGAGCAAGGCGCTAGGTAGAGCGCTGGCAAATCGATCTTCAAAGCGAGCGACCAGCCGGGCGCGGCGGTAGTCGAGGATCCACTGAGTACGGGTCATGCGTGCTCTCCAGGTGAGAGGTGGGCCGGGGGAAACCGGGGCACCCGCAGAGGCCGCTGACGGCGTGCGGGAGCCTGGCCCCCGGTGTGCAAGCAGGTTGCACGAGCAGGACCGTACAATGCCTTTGCTCACCAAGTCAAGAGGGTTTGCACATGCCAGTAACCGCCGAACTTTTCGAGAAATGGAAGGTTGTCAAAGGCTTGACAAGTGACCGAAAGGCCTGTATGGCGCTCGGCCTCTCCAACGGCAACCCCGGGCACTGGCGAAACGGGAAGGACGCGCATGCGGCCGTGATCGAACGCATGGCCCGCGACCTGGGCAAGACTGACCAAGAGATCGCGGTGCTGCTGTTCGAGTCAATGGCAGAGGCAACGAACGCGGATGCGAGCTCACGACGGACGTTCCAACGTCTCGCAAAAAAAGTGCAGGCGCTGGCACTGATGGCAGTGGCAGTGCTGGTGTCGAGTAGCTTCCCAGCCCCTGCGGTAGCGCATGACAGCGGCTACCAGGCAACGAAGGAAGGACTATACATTATGCGAACTGTGGCGGTGCTGCTGAAACGACTGCAACAGCTCTTGCACGAGGCTTTCGGCATTCCGGGCAACCCCTCAAACGGAATGACCGATGGAAAGACCGCCCTGCTTCGAGAAACTTGGCATCACGGACTGCCTGCGTAGGCAGCATGACTGGCTGGTCTACGGCAATGGTCCGCTGTTCGGCGATTGGGCCGGCTGGCGGATCGCCGGCGATGAACTCGTGGCACCCGATCGGCGGAGGATTCGCCTGCAACGTGTCCTGGCGGTGATGCAGCTCGACGAGCTGGGCAAGCGGAAGCAGGAAGCTAATATCCTGCCGTTCCGGGCCCGCTACAACCGCTGGACGACGCCATAGGCGTCGCCCTCCCTGCCCCACTACGTGGGGGCCCCGTCGGGCCGCTGGCGCGGTCCGGGCGCGGCCGTGCGGGGATGGGCTGGGGTGTCCTGTTGCTCGGTTTGGCGGGGCGCAATGTGGCCCGCGGTGGCGTGCTGACCTTGGCTGCGATGCTGGGCCGTGGCACGCCAAAAAAATAACGGCGGAGGTCGATCAAAACAATCAATTGTCAAATGTTGCAAAAACTATTGACAATCCCGGAGAGCCGCGCCGTTGCTACGTGTCAATAGGGTATAGAATTTGAGTTAATGACCATTCAGGATCAACGAAGGGAGGTTTCGTCCGGCGTAACGTGCGGAAGCCTGATCGAGCGGTCAAAGCCACCCAAGCCGATGGGTGCTGATGGCATAGCCGACTGTTCGCCGATCGGCGGGAGCTGGGTCCGGTCGGCCTCCCTCGGCGTGTGCCCGATCGGTGGAAGTCGCGGGTCCCATCGGCCGTTCAGAGCAATATGCATGCAGATGGTGTCGTCCACGTGGATAGGTGTCATCTGTTGAGTTCGGCATCGACAACTCACACGCTCGATACGCTGATCACCCGAGATCATGCAGAACATGCGCGGGTAGTCCTGGACCTCGAAGCGATCATAGATGGGTGCTGATGCAGGGTCCCAATCGATGCGCGGAGTTCGTTCAATGATGAACTCCTCGACCGTCTGCGGTGCGTCGTTGTTGGTGCCGGCCCTCGGCGCGGTGCTCGCTACGCTGCGCGCCGCGCCTTCCGGTTGAGCTGCGATGGCAGTCTCGGTAGTGAGTGAGGGCAGATCGACGCCAGCCGTGCCGAAGCCCTGGTAGAGCGCCCAGCCGGACACAGCAAGGAGAACAGGGACAAATCCAGCCAGTACCAGGGCAGCGATGATCTTGGCGGGAATTTTGCGCTTGACAGTGTGGAGGGTCGCCGATTCGTAGATCGGGAACAGTTTGGGCGGATAACGCCAGACCTGTTCTATCGCCTGCGCCTTCGCAGTCTGCCCGTTGGGTGACTCCTGCACATGCGGCCATTCATAGCGGATGGTGGTCTCGGTGCCAAACTTCCTTGTTACGTGAACATGCGAGCCTACCAGGTCACGAACCGCAGAAATCAACTGCGAGGGCGCTTGGCTCGTCCAGATGAAATCGAAGCCGCGATGGCGGTGCTTGGCCAGGTTGAGCACGCGGGGATCGTCCGCGTTCCGCAACTGCTTGCCGAAAAACTCCCACGCCTCGTCAACAACGATCAGCGATCCGTCAGGACAGGACTCCCAATCCCATGGCGTTTCAATCGTGGGTAGCCGAGGATCGAGGCCACGAATGTTGCAGAAATAAACGGGGCGTGTGGGTATGGTGCCACGGTCCCATTCTGCCAGTGGATCGGAGAGGCCAAAATCAACACCAACTTGCGTCAATGCGTCCTGCAGGGCAGTAAGGGTCTTGCCGGCTCCTGGTGTGCCGGTAACTAGCTTGATCGGCATTATGGACGCATCCGAAGAACGAAATTCGATGCCCAAACAACTGCATAGGCACTCAGGATTGCTTGAACGTAAACATCGACATTCATAAAACCAACCCAGCCAGCAACTTCAGGTGGAAGGCCGAGAAATCGATTGCTAAGCATGTCAGATATAACGTCGCCAAGCGGTTCCATAACCAAGAAATAAACACCGAGGCCGACAAAAATACGGACTACAAATCCGACGATGTTGGCAAGAACGAATAAGCGTAGTGCAGCCATGAAGAAAGGTACAAATGCTGCAAGTAATGCGCCCATTACCGTACTCCGATCCTCGATAGGATGTAAGATGCTTGGATGAATCCAGCAAGTGCAATCATCCACCCAAACAAACCTATCGCCCAACAAATAATAGTGGACACTTGGGCCATGTGAAAAGTAGCCCAACCAAGATCGAAAGTCTGACGCCATGACATTGCCGGACACCCTCTCGTCATGCCAAAGCCGTCTGTATCTAATCGGCTGATCATTTCCTCAGCGGTGCCACGCTCGATAATGTCATCGCGTGTTGGCAATGCGCCGCCATCATCGCCAGGAAGAAGGCCTCCTTGGCTAGGATGCTCGATAGCGTTACGAATTGCTTCAAGCTCGACGATTATGCGACCTGCGTTTGGCCTAGCCTCGTTGGTGCCATGATTGATAGCGGCTGTCAGGCCGGATTGCACTGCACCTATGCGAGGACCTAGACCTAATACAGCTTGTTCAATAGCTGTCAAATGCGGTCCAAGACCTTGGACAACTTGAACTCCGTCATCGATACCGTCATCAGGTGGTGCGGTGCCGCCTCCGCCTGATCCGGGTGGTGGTGGTGTTGGATCGCCAGGAGGTGGTGTTGGGTCAACAGGTGGTTGTGTTGGGTCAGAAGGAGGCAATGGTGTTGGATTCTGTAGATTTTGACCTAACGTTAAACAAGTTGGGCCTGTAGGTGTACCGGTACCAGTACATTGCCATAGCTCGGTGTCTGAATTCCTACCACACATATCAACAGAGACTTGATATTCACAGCCTCCTAAACAGATGTTGACATTATTGGGATTGCCATTTTGCCATGAAAACTGTTCTTGTTGCCGTGTTACGCAGGAGAGAGAACCTAAATGTATTTCAGTGCTGTTATTGAGAACGGCGTTTGCATTAATGCAAGACCGAGTATTTGTTGTAGAACCTGTTTCTGTGTTGGTCCATACAACACCGCAAGTGTAGCCGTGTAGATTGATGGGTGTATGAAAACGGCGAGTAGCACAATCAAAAGGCGGTGGTCCCGCCGAACTGACATATGTAACTTGGCGAGTTGGGTTAGTTTTCCAATCGAGTTGTGAACGGCCAGATGCAGCTGCTAGATCGGCATGGCATGCAGCCCGGGCAAGCCCAATATCCGGATGATGAATATTCGTGGCTTTCAACAAATCGGATACTGTCAGTCCGAAAACAACAGCCAAGCCGCACAGCACATGATGATAAAAACGATCCATCCGATCACCGTAGCCCCCGATGTTGAGAAAGGTCGCGCCAGGACGCGACCGAGTTTGAATCAACCAGCGCGACGGGCCCACCTGATCGCTTTGGCGATCATGACCAGTCCCAGCACAGCCAGACCAACGGCGACGATGAAGGTAATCGTGGCACCGACGTAGCCCAACACCTGAGCCTGCGTAGCAGCCAGATCAAGAGCCTGGGCAAAAGCAGTGCTGGAACCGACGACCATGGCGAAGACCATGGCCACGAAAGCGGCCATGGTCGCCTTGAAACGAGCGAGAACGTTCATGATTAACTCCTAGAGTTGTTCAAGATGCTTGCGAAGCCGCTTGAGAAGAAATGCGATGCCGAAAAGCAGGAACACGGCAGCGCCGAGGGTTGCACCCTCCCCTGCGGACAGCGGCGGAAATCCGAAGGGCATTGGGTCGGTCCATGCTTCCCGAGTGCAGACCTGTGCAGCCTGATCCCACTCGATACAAACAAGGACCTTCATGGCTCAAGCGGCCTTGCTGGCCGTGGTGGGAATCGAAAGAAGCTCGATGCTGCGACCGATCGCAACCTCACCGTACTGGCCCTGAACAATCGAACGGGGACCAAGGGTGTACATGCCAGGGGCGTAGGGCACCTGGTCGCGGTCGAGGGTGAAACGCATGCGCATCGGGTGGGAATAGCCGTTGTAGGCATAGACGAATTGCTCGCGCAGTTCGACCTGGTTGCCGGTGGCCTTGTTGGTGATACGGCGGGTCTGGATGGGTTCGGCAGAGACTTCGAAACGGATCATGGGTGGGCCTCTTTCGTGAGATCGTCGCGGATGAACCGGACAAGGTTTTCATGGTCGCCATGGAATGACTTGAACCGGCCCGGGCGACCTTCGCGGGCAAGCTTTGTTTCGAGGTACGCCGCGCAAGCATCGCGGCCGAGGGCGTCAAAAAGCAGACCAATGGAACGGCCGGCCTGACGTTCGAGGAACGAAAGCATGGCCTTGCCGCTGGCCTCAGCAGTGGCGCGAAGAACATCGAAACGCTCGATGACGCCATCGAGGTATTCAACGAGCAGAGAATAGGAGCCGCGGAAGTACGGTTCAGGGTTCACGAGCACCTCTGGACTGATCGTCAGATGCTTGGCGTACAGGCGGACTTCTACACGGATGCGCTTGCTTTCCGGATCGCCCAACTGCTTGCCTTTTTCGTAAACCTGAATCTGTTTGTGGCCACGCTGGCCGATGGTAAGAGATCGGCCCTTGTTGCTGCCGAGGTCATCAATCAGTTGTGCATTCGGATTGCGCCCGCCTTCGTTAAACTGACCATTGCGCCAGTGTTCGAGCATGTTCTCGAAACTGAAGATTTCGCCGGCGAGGTCATCAACAGCAATGTCAACATGTGTGATCTTCGCGCCGACCTTCTCAATGAAGCGGTACAACCGGTTCCAGTCGCCAACCCGAGCACAGCCCGCACCGGACAAGCTCAGGTGGAAGTCGCCATCGTCCTTGATGCCGTAGCGCCCGAGGCTCTGGCCTTCGTCGTCCAGGACAAAGCCGGACTGAGGGTAGAACTGCCACACCTTGTCCTCTGGCTTGGTGATGCGGATGGCATCGTCGAAGCCGCACATCCAATGCAGGAGGGTGGGCAAGTCGAAAAACTCCTTGATGGACCGGCGGCGGTCCTCTGCATCGCCGTCTGCCGTCCAGATGCGGGCGGCATGCTTGGGGAAGGTGACGGAAACGAAATCGATCAAGGCTCTGGACAAGGCTCCTTTCGCACCCTTGGGGGGACACTTCTGGCCCGTGTTACTACTCGGGCCAGAGGGGCGGCCGCGCCGCTTGTCCTGCGGCTCGAGCGCGGAAAAGTCCCGTGCGGGCCT